CTTTGATGTAGCTGGTGAATCCAACTTTGAGTTTACTCCTGGTTGGGTTTCTGCCACACCCAGAAAATCCTGGTACGATTGGGCTGGACAACCATACTCGCGTGTGGACGACCGAACCCTTTACGGCTGGATTGAAATACGGGTGGTCGGACGGCTTACGACAACTAATGCCATTCCAGCTACCGTTACGTGCAATCAGTACATTTCCGCAGGAGACGACTTCTTCTGTGAGTTTCCGATGAGAGATCCTACCCTCTTTCCAGAGGGACAACTTATCCCAACAACAGTTAGCCCACCTCCCCCACCTTCTGCTGCATATACAGACTATGAAGTCTTGGATGTGCAGGCTGCAGAGGATGAGCCAGCCCACTATCAAGCTGAGCCCGGTGCAGTGAAAGTTAACAACATGCATAGCATGTCTCCGAGTCCCATGACCAATCAAACGGTTGGGGATGTACGAGATGTGTGCAGACGTGCAGGCTTTCAAGGCATCTATCCAATGCCGCTCCGCAAGGACAGTAATGGAATTTATACTGCTAGTTTTGGTATTCGCACCTCGCCGGCCAACACCGGTAAGGCGACCAATCTAGTGGCCCGTGATCCTATTAATTCTTTATATCTTAATCCGTCACAGGACATGCTCAATTGTATAGCTCGTTCATTTATATTTTATTCTGGGAGCATGGACTACACATTTATACCTTACACTTCAAATACAAACATTCACCTGTCGGCCTTCTACTATCCTATGTTTGAAGACGACATTGACATTGTACCAGCTACGCAGTATGCTTTGGGAAGCGCTTATGCTTCTACCCCCAAACATATCACAGTCGGGGGGCAGCAGAATGCGTTACAAGTATCGTGCCCGTTTACGTCCAACTACCAACAGTTGGCCATACAATCCATTAACTCCTATAATCCTGAGGTTTACAACTCGGGAGTGTTGTGGTTGTATGTTACCACCACAGATGTCGCTGGTCTTCCAGTAGATGCGGATTCGAACCCCATACTCTATGTGGAGATATACAGGACTCTTGGTGATGATGGTAGGTTTTCTTGGGTGATGACACCACCCCGTGAGAGTACCTTCCAAGGGACCAGTTAGGCTTCTGAAAGAAAGCCCTAAGGAACGAAAGTTCTGAATACTCAAGTGGCGATTGAGTTCCTCCTCCTGGAAAGGGGGGAAAGCAAGCCATTCACAAGTTTTGTGAAACTCTAGTATTGACCCTAACTCATTTAGTTTTAAGCGGTAGATCCCGATAGCGGTCCTGTAGCAGGACTTTCTCACTGGGGCATTCCGGTTGACTACCTAAGAGGACAAGTCTCTAAATAGTAGTGGATCAATTCATATTCCTCATTTTAATCACCTTTACCCAACGTACTGTGTCGTAGCGCAGCACATCTCAATAGCGTATCTGGGGTCGCAACCCGTATAGAGAGTGTATTGTGCGTGAAAGGCAGTGCAAGGATTATCTTCAGGGTGTCAACAATGACGTCAACTTTTTCAAAACCGGCTTGGATCGAGTTTGAGAGGTGTGGAAGGAAGCGGTATCAGAACAAGACCGCCCGTGTCCCGACGTATGAGGACAAACTCAAAAAGGCCGCGAAACTCGCCCAAAGGCGAGCGGAACAGGCCAAGGATGCGCTTAAGAGTAAGCGTGTCAGTCTCCACAAGGCTGAGCTTCGTGCCAAGTGTGAGCGACTCGACGATGAGTTCGCCGAGTTCGGGGTCCTGGATCAACAAGGACTCACAGAAGTAGTAACCGCAGTTACGAGCGTAGTGACTAAGCCCTTTACAACTATGGGCAAGCTCTTTGATATTGCGGTGAGAGCCACAGAGGCCGTTGAATCACTCGACGACTTCTTTACAACAAACAAGACAGCGATCTTGACACAGATCACTTTGACGTGCGCCACAGTTGCGTGCGCTCCGAAGCTGTCGGTGGTTATTCTTGAGCTTATTAAGATTCTTGCTCAGTTTACTACTATTCTCTCCGAGCCAATGCAGTTCCTTTCTAAGATCTGGCCCGCAATTCAAGCGATGGCCAGTTGGGTAAGCGCAAAAGTCTTCCCACAACATCGACCATTAGAAGAACTGGCAGAGGGAGCCCAGGAGTTCGAAGAACTCGACCCACAGGGCGGAATGGATTTCACACCCACCCCGCAATTTTGGGCAACAGCTGGTGCTCTCGCTGCTGGAGTTGGTACCCTGATCGGTGCCACGCTTTTAGTAGCCCCCAACAGCATTGGGATGGCCCATAAGGCCTTCCGTCGCGCTTCAGAAAATCTCGCGACAAAACGGATTGAGAGTTCAATCGAAGGGTTCATTTCTGTCTCCCTTGAATATATTAAAAAGACGTGTCTGTCCCTCTTTCCAGAGGGGACCTTCTTGCCAGTTGTGGAGGATTGGCTGAAGGCAGAAAAAGTAGACCCAGCGGCCTATGTATCCCGAGTGAACAGGCTGTGCGATCCAATAGAGCGTGATCATCGTATCGCGTCTTCCACAACCCACACTGAAATGCGGGCTCTGTTGGATAAAGCTTATAAACTGGAGAGTGCTATCATCGAGAAGCAAGTGAAACTTGATTCGGCAGTGGTAGTGCTCATGCGCGATGCGACGCGCAAGCTTACAAATTTCGCCGTGGAATACCTGAATGCTCACCAAGAGCAAATTCGGGACACTCCGTTCGTCATCACTCTCTACTCTAAGCCAGGAGTGGGGAAATCGATTCTCACTAAGGCTTTTGTTGCCAACATGTGCCATCCCGGGCACGGCTGTAAAGTCGAGGTAGACCAAGAGAATTTGATGTATGTGCGAACGTCGTGTGACAAGTTCTACACCAACTACAGAGGCCAGTCTGCCTGCGTAGTTGACGATTGGGGCCAAACTCGAACAGCGAGCCCCGATAACTCAGAGATGCGAGACTTCATTGCTCTCGTGTCTGCGGTACCATTTTCCCCACCGCAAGCCTCTATTTCAGATAAGGGGAGACCTTTCAATTCCAAACTCTTCGTAGCGACAACCAATAATCCGTTTCCACAACCAACGGAAATTGTCCAGCCAACGGCCATTTATCGACGCAGGAACTACCTGCTTGAGATGGTCCGTCTTAACAACGGCAAGGACATGTGTGATCCCCTTGCTTATGGGTTTTACAAGATGGATGTTACTAAGGAAGAGAGAATCTCACGTCTGTTGACTTTTCCAGAAATTATCAAGGAGATGATTCAGGCTTGGAATGCATGGGATGCTAAAA